TGGATATAGCCCAGATCGGAGGACGATTGGGGATTACGGACAAGGAGCAGCTCAGGGAATTTACCGAGGAGATAGACAAGATCTACGTAGCCCTTGGGGATTCGTTCCAGGGAGGATTGGAAGCAGTTACCACCAAGGTAGGCAAGCTCAAGAACCTATTCGAAGAAACAAAAAATCAGAACTACGGGGAAGCCCTGAACGCCATAGGCTCGGCGCTGAACGAGCTGGGCGCCAATGGTACAGCCAGCGAAGAGAATATATCCGATTTTGCTACCCGTATAGGACAATTACCCAATTCACTCAAGCCAACGATCGCGCAGACCTTGGGCTTAGGGGCGGCATTCGAAGAATCAGGAATCGACGCGGAGATCGCCTCCAGTGGATATTCGCGCTTTATGAGCGTAGCGGGTACTAATGTGGAAGCGTTTGCCAAGCAAATGCGGATGTCGGCAGAGGAAGCCAGAGCGCTCTTTGAGACCAAGCCCGAGGAGTTCTTCTTGCGATTCGCCCAAAGTATGAAAAACTTAGGAGCGGAAGGCATGGCGGAGGCGCTCAATAACTTAAAGCTAAACACATTGGAGGTAAAGAAAGCCGTAGGGGTAGCAGGCGCCAATGCGGATCGCTTTCGGGAAATGATGAGCTTGGCTGGTGAGGCGATGGAGGAAGGTACCTCGATACAGGAGGAGTTCAACAAGGTCAATAACAACACCGCAGCCATCTGGGAGAAGATCAAGAAGGTATGGAAGGAAACCTTTACCAGCACTTGGATACAAGGTTTTTTCTCCTATATTATCCAAGCACTGGGCTGGCTTACTGGGGTCACGAGCAAGGCAGGCGATGGAGTGAAGGTATTCAGGGAGCGCATTGCCTTTTTGCTGAAGACCTTAGGGGTTTGTACTGCGGCTGTGGTGAGCTATAAGGCAGCGGTGAGCTTGGCCACAATAGCAACCAAAGAAGCATGGCAGCAGTCGCTACTCTATAATGCAGCCCTGAAGGTTAAGACGGCGCTTATGCAGACGGGCAGAGCGGCAGCGCTGCTGTATGCTGCGGCAAAAGCAAAATTTACAGGAAATGTACAGCGTGCTACGGAGGCCATGCAGGCCTTTAATGCTATTACAAAAGCCAATCCTTGGGGATTGTTTGTGGCGGCGATAGGGGCAGTGGTGACGGCTATGGTGTTATTCAATAGAGAGCAGAAGGAAGCACTTACAGGGCAAAAACTCTATAATGATGCAATAAAGGAATCCCATGTACAGACTGCGGTGGAGGTGAATCACTTGCAGCAATTATTAGCTGTGGCCAAGGACGTACAGAAGCCATACGAGGAGCGCCGTAGGGCTGTGGCGGAGCTAAACCGATTGGTTCCTGAATACAACGGCAACCTTACAGTAGAGACAGCGCAAACAGAGGAGGCTAAAAAGGCTTTGGATAGGTATGTGGAGAGCCTAAGGGCTGCGGCCAGAGAGAAGTACCTCAAAGCGATTGTGGATCAGAAAGCCGAAGCGCTGGCCAAGGCGGAATATTCGAGCCTTGAGGAGAATATCTCGTGGTATCAGAAGGCATGGAATAGCGTCAAAAGTATGGGGAATATGACTATGGCTGCCCAGAACAATATCGTTAGTTCCTTGGAAAATCGCAGCAAACGTATCAAAAATGCCGAGCAAGAACTCAAGACTGCCACAGACCAATTGATGAAGGAGCAGGCTAAGAAAGTAGAGGGCTCCACAGCGAGCACAGATACCCCCGATACGCCGATAATAGGAAGCAGCGGAGACAAAGAGGGCAAGGGCAAGGCAGCCAAGGCAAAAGACTATACCCAAGAGTATGAGGCGGCCAAGCGTGCCCGCTTACAAGCAGAGCAGGAGCTACAGAAGGAGATAGTCCAAGGGCTGGAGGAAAGCCTCGATAAGCAGTTGGCCACCACGGAGCAGAAATACAATGAGAAGAAGTTCAAGCTACAACAGGAGAACGCCACGCTGGAGCAGGAAATCAGCACCCTTGCGGCGGAAAAGAGCAATGATCCTAATCGGGAGAAAGCCATAGCCGAAAAGCGTAAGCTGATGGAGCTCAACAAACAAATAGAGGTAGCCTATGAGCAGCAGAAGGAGCAGGAGCTGCTACAAGTCAGGGAGAAATACCACGCCAAGGAGGCCGAGCGCAGGGTGAAGGAACGCAGCCGAGAAATAGAAGCCCTTCGCCGCCAGAAATCCGAGGAAATCATAGAGATACAGAGCTTGGAGGAAGCCAAGAAGCAACTAAGAGAAAATCTATCAGCGGGGGAACTCTCACAGATTAAGACACTTGAGGACGCTAAAAAAGCCCTAAGAGCACAAGCCGAGAAAGAGCTGTTGGCACTAAGCCTGAAAAACTTTGAGGAGCAGAAACAGATCCTTATGGGCTACCTATCCACCCTTACAGGGGAAGCCAAGGAGAAACTGGTCGAGGACATCACCCAGATAGAGGACAAAATACTCCAAATCAAAGAGAAGCTGGACAACATCAAGAACAACAAAGACACTAAAGAGAAGAATGCCGCAGACAAGGAGCTGGAGAAGGTGGATGTATTGGGATTCTCGGCCAAGGACTGGGAGGATACCTTTTCCAACCTTGATGAGATGAGCAACCGCTTTAAGGCTGTGGATATGGCTGTAGGAGCGATGAATAATGCATTTAACATGTTCTCCCAACTCCAACAGGGGCTCAACCAAAAGGAAATGGCTACCTTTACCAAGAATCAAGAACAGAAGAAAAAAGCCCTACTCAACCAGCTCAACCAAGGGTATATCTCACAGGCGCAATATCAAAGGGAGCTACAGCGCTTGGACGAGGAAGCCGATGCCAAGAAGAAAGAACTTAGTGTAAAGCAGTTCAAAGCCCAAAAGGCAATGAATATGATGAATATTATAGCCAATACGGCAACAGGGATCATGCGCGCTTATTCGGATACGGGACCTATATCAGGGAGTGTCTTTGCTGCAATTGTAGGGGCTTTAGGGGCTGTACAATTGGGGATTGTAGCGGCGCAGCAGCCTCCCAGCTACGCCAAGGGAGGATATACCAAGGGTTTGGGCTTTAAGGACGAAAGCGGGCAGGAGGTAGCCGGAATCGTACACGGGGAGGAATATGTGGTACCCCAGTGGCTCAAGAAAGACCCCGAAGTGGCACAAGTAGTGGAATGGCTCGAAGCCAAGCGCTTGGGGCAGTCCCCCAAGGGATATGAAGCAGGAGGCGAGGTGAAGAACACCAAGCAGGAAGCCCCTACAAGTGAGAACAGCGTCCCTGCCGTAGGAGTGCCTACAGGACTTACCGAGGTGCTCTCAAGGCTTAGCACTACCGTGGAGAAACTCCAGGGGGAAGGTATAGAAGCCTATATCGTAGCCGATGCTAAGGCAGGAAAGGAACTCCGAAGAGCAATCAAGGAGTACGAAGCACTGCGAGAGCGAAACAAGAGATAGTGATTACTAAGGGTTTAAAAAAGTCCTTTCCTATATGGAAGGGGCTTTTTATTTTTGCCTTAGATAGAAATTAAAAGGTATTGATTCAATGGAAAAAATCTTTGTAACCTTGTGGATCCTCTTTGGTATCTACATCTTAGTCTTAGTAATGATTATGGCCGACCTATGGAGTGGCCTGCGCAAAGCCAAGAACAACGGAGAGATGCGCACCTCGTATGGCTACAAGCGTACCGTGGGGAAGCTCGCCCAGTACTACAATGTGCTAATCGCCCTCACGATAGTAGATAGTATGCAGATGAGTGCTGTGTGGTACTTTGAGCAATATTACGGGAATCAGCTGTGGTTCTTTCCCTTTATGACCCTTGGGGGTGCCTTTTTGCTCTGCCTGATAGAAATAAAGAGTATCTATGAAAAGGCCGAGGATAAGGTACGCTTGGACAAAGCTGGACAAGTGATGGGCAAGATCATCCTTAACCGCGGAGATGTAGAGGAAATAGCTTCTTCCATCAAGGAATATCTCAATGAAAACGATAAAACACCCATAAAAAACGAATAACCATGCCAACACCTAAGTATAAAGTAAGGCCTGACACAGGCGAATTGCAGGAATACCTCTTTGAGTACAACGGGATTTTAGCACTGAAAAACTTCGTAGCACGTGTGGACGGAGAGCGCCTAATCCTACACAGCGCGGAGGATATGAACTTCTCTATCTTGGACGCCTTGGTCAGTGAAGTAGAGATCAATGGAGTTGTATATGACAATGCCGATGCAGCCCAGCAGGCACTACAGCGCTTAACCTTCAATACAAACAGACCGGTAATCATGACCCAGCGCGAGCGAGAACTACTCTTGGGAGCGCTCCAAAGCAGCAACTATGTAGGCACAGCGGCGGATCTGAAATCACTCATTGACGGCAAGGTAGATAAGGAAGCAGGGAAAGGGCTATCCACGAATGACTTTACCAATGCCTACAAGCAGAAGCTGGACACCCTCGAAGATTACGATATAGAACTGGACGAGAATACCACAGAGTTACGATTCAAAAAGGGAAGTAATGTAGTAAGGCGTATCTCCCTAATGTTCTTGGACGATGAGGGGACGAAATTGGTGTACAACAAGCCCGAGAAAACCTTGGAGCTGAGAGACAAGCGCAATAACCTCCTTACCAGCATCCCCGTGAGCCACTTTGTCAGCAATATTCCTGATGGGATCGTGGTGCAGAATGGAAAGATTAAGCTCATGGCCGGAAATAATGTTATTTTCGAGAATGCTTTTTCCTACAATGACTTAGCGGATAAACCCGATTTGAATTTTATCCCTACCTCTTGGAACAATAGAGGAGGAAAAGAAATTTTTAAGACGCAAATAGATGACTGGTTGCGTATCAATGAGAACGGCAGCCATCCCAACGGTACTTATTTTGGCGCGTATCGCATCCGTACAGATAAGGGAATACAGGTAGGAGAAGGTGGAAACAAATTCCATGTGAGTGATGAAGGAAATATTGACATTAAAAATAAAACGAAAATTGTTGTAAGAGATAATGGGAATATTGCCTTTGGAAACATGGATTTCAACGATTTGGTTTATGGAGAATTCAAAGGTATAAAGATTTGGGGTCATGATAGTGATGATAAGGTAATTTTAGCTGGTGGTGGAGTTAAAAAGATAAACGAGATAGCTCCTTCTTATAAGACTATTACAGACGCTCACAAATTCCTTGATAAGGAGGGAGCTATTCACTTTGGATCAGGGAGTGGCATAGCTAATGCCCCAGGCGGTTCTTTCTATGAAATGGTGGGCTTTACCCATAGCTCTAAGAATTGGGGATTTATCATTGCAAAAAACTTAGATGTCAATGATAGGAAACTATATGTAAAACAGATTATTAATGGCAGCTATACAGGTTGGTTTGAATTAAATGGGAATAGCGAGAATATATCTATCCGTAACTATATAGAGTGTAACCATAACCATAATGATTCTGTAATTTTTGTTGAGAATCCGTTAACTATTCAACTTAAAGATTTAATCTCTTTAGATTGTGTGTCTTTTCGAAAAGTCTTCGCTGGTGGACAAGTAACCTTCACTTGCGATGGAAAACAAATCATCTACACGGGAGATAATGCCTTCAACGGGGGTGATGGCTCTACAGCCGTAGTAAGTATATGGAACAACAAGTGTTACATAGACATTCGAAATATATGATGAAAGTAATGAACAATCTCAAGGGTAGCGACAAGCTCCTGCATAGTAAGTATGGGAATATAATATTTATTGTCATTTTTTTTAGTGCTCTGATATTCCTATCTGTAGGGAAATCCTTACTTATAGCCGCTATTATGTTAGGTATTATAGGGCTGTGTAAAGAATTATATGATAAATACATAAAGAAAACATTTATAGATTGGTGGGATATAGTGGCGAGCTTCGTGCCTTATCCTATAATTAAATACATTAACCGATGAATGCGATACAATATTTTGAGTGGGGAGGGGGAAAAAGAGATATTCCTTATTGTAAGGTTAGGCTAAAAAACTTTTTCGCTCTAACAGAAGGACGTAAATTTATTGGACACATTCCTTTACATATATTCGAAAGCAAGGTTCATTACTCTATATATAACAATACAGAGAATGCGAGCAATATCATAAGATCTAAAAAAACAGAAATGTATCAAGAAGGTAACGATTTTGTTTGGAATGTTTTTATAAAAGCTCCTATTAAAGATAACAGGACATTAGATAACATTGCGTTAATAAGTGTTTCTGACCCTAATCGGTGGCTTTTTTTTAATATGTTTGAAAAATGGGTGAGAGGATATATATCAGGAAGAAAGATTAAAGAAGAACCATTAGGGTCTGTAATTCACTTTGATAATGAATCATTACAAATTGCCATAGCTTCAGGATTTAATGTACCATTACGTTTCGAAGATAACAACGAATTGATTACAATAAGTAGCCTATTAGGAAAAGAAATTGTTTTTGAATTAATATAATAACTATGACACCGAAAGAATTTGTAAAGAAATACAAGCCCTTTGCTCTCGAAACAGAGCGCAAAACGGGGATTTCTCACCTCTTTATATTGGCTCAATCAGCCTTGGAGACAGGTTGGGGGAAGAGTGCCCCTGGTAATATGATGTTTGGGGTGAAAGCCAAAGCGGGCACGCCTACTGAGAAACGGCAATTAGTAGTCACAAAAGAGGTGCTATCCTCTCCTAATGTATCTTTCCCTGAGATAATCAGGATCACCAAGCGAGAGGATGGCAAGTATCTGTACGAGGTTAAGGACTGGTTCCGCAAGTACGACACCCCAGAGGAGAGTTTCACTGATCACGCCAACCTATTCATGAACAACAAGCGATACGCCAAGGCGTTGCTGGTAAGGAGTGACCCGTACAAGTTTGCCGAGGAAGTCGCAAAGGCAGGCTATGCCACCGAGCCTACGTATGCCGAAAGGCTCAAGGGGGTGATAAGAACAATTGAAAAGAATGATCAATGAAAATTACCAATGAGAAAGAAATTGTATTTACTATTAGCTCTTATGGTGCTTTTCGGTTGCAAGAGCAAGAAATCAAGCCGAACCGAGCACAGAGAAGAGCAGCGGAGCGAAAGAATAGAAATAAAAGACAGCTCCACACACGTAGAAAAAGCCCAAAAGGTAAGCACTTTTGATATCCAACATTCGCAATCCTACGAGCTCTCTCTTGAAAATGATAAGGACAGCATAGAAGTGCAGCGCGAAAGGCGCATAGTAAAGAGGCACGATGGGGAGGTATCTCATATCGAGGTGCTCAAGGTCAAGGGAGGAAAAGCGACCCTAAGGGTAAAGCAGGAGCAAGCACAGCAAGTCAGGCAGGTAGTCCGTAGCGAACAGCGAAGAAATGAAGGACATTTCTCTCAAAAGAGAAAGGAGGTACTTACTTCTCATACTATGGAGCGAGAAACACTTCGCCAAAGATGGGGACTTGCATGGTGGGTAGAGGGCTTATTGTTGGTGGTGGTCTTATGGTTGGGCTATAGAATAGTAAGAAGATGGATAGGATAGAGTTTCACTGTGCAGGGAGTTACTCAGAGCTCAGCCCTTGGCAACGAGAAGAA